TCAAATACTGATATTAAAATATCACCTAATGGTACAGGAAAAATTGATGCTGATACTCATAGAATTATAAACGTAACTGATCCATCAAGTTCACAAGATGCTGCTACTAAAAATTATGTAGATACTGCAACTTCTGGAACAGCTACATCAGGTTTTTCTTTGGCTATGGCTATTGCGTTATAAAAAAGGATAAATATTAACAGGAATTAAAATAAATGGCACAAAATTTTAGAAGATATATAGCAAGAAACGTAGGTACTTCAGCTGTTACTTTAGTAACGGCAACCACTTACAATACTGTTATAGGAATTAAAATTGCCAACACAACAGCAAGCACACAAGCTTTAGTTGATGTTTATATAACAACCGGCGGTAATAATTATTATCTTGGTAAAACTATACCAGTGCCGGCAGGTTCTTCATTAGAACTTATTGAGGGTAAAGTAGTTATTCAATCAGGAGATGTTCTGAAAATTGTTTCTGATACTGCTACATCATTAGATGTTTGGGTATCAACAGTTGATGACATTTCAGCGTAGAGGAATTAGGAGAATAAAATGGGATATGTAGGATATACACCAGCAGCAGTAGGTTACGCAGGATCAAGAGGTGCTACCGGTTACACAGGATCACTTGGTACACAAGGTTCAATTGGTTATACAGGTTCAGCTGGCGGAGGAAATTTTTCAGAAACTACTTCAATAGGAATAAATACATTATCAAGCGTTCAAATTACAGGAACAGCAGGACAAATTTCTTTTACTGCTAATCCTACAGATCCAATAACTGTAAATGATCTTATTACTCTTTCAGGAACTGAAATGGGTACTCAAATATTACAAAGTATTTTTATTTCAGGTACTGGTGGTCAATTTGGTTGTCAAGCATCAGACGCTCCTATTGTTGTAGGACAAGCAATTACAATTTCAGGAACAAAAGGTGGTTCAGGTTCTATTACAGGTTATACTAATCCAGGTCCAAAAACTTATTACGTTATTACTACAGATGGTTCATCATCATTCACATTATCAGAAACGCCAGGCGGTTCAGCAATTACTACAGGAACAGGTGTTCCTAGTGGATTAACTTTTACAAATACTGTAGGTCAAATTTCTTTAACAACAGTTGCCGTTGCAGATACAGCAGGTAATTTTACATGCGCTGCTTCTTCTGTTCCTTTAACAGTAGGTCAACTAGTACAAGTTTATGGAACTAATTCTGGTTCATCTTCTATTACTGGATATTCTTCAGCTAATGCTGGTCAAACATATTACATCATTGCAACTAATGGTACTACAACATCAAATAGTGGAACAACTCTTGGTGCTACCACATTCCAATTATCATCATCATTAGGTGGTTCTGCTATTACAACAACTGCAGGAAGTACAACAGGCCTTTCTTTCTACGTAAGAGGTAGTGGTGCATTACAAAATTATACTGGTACAACAAAAACTTATTATGTAAAAACTACTAATGGTACATCAACAGCTGTGTTATCTGAAACGGTAGGTGGTGATGCTATTAGTTCAACAATAGGTACTCCGTTTGGTGTAACATATACTTGTAATCAAATAGAATTAAGTTCAATAGCAACAACAGGAACTGCTGGCCAGTTTTCTTGTAGTGCTTCATCAAGACAATTATCTAATGGTCAAAAAGTTAGACTTTATGGAACAAATAGTGGTTCAGGAACAATTACAGGATATTCGAATCCAACAACATATTATATCATTGCAACAAATGGTTCAACAACATTTACATTATCAACAACTAAAAATGGATCAGCAATAACTACAACTGCAGGTACTTTAACAGGTCTGTCAGCAGTAGTTGATACTGGACAGAACTTAATTAGTTTTGCTTATACTGTAGGTAAAGCTATGGTGTATGTTAATGGTGTTAAATTAATTGCAGGTGTTGATTATACGGCATCAACTGGTTCAACGATAATATTAGTTAATGGAATTTATGCAAATGATTATGTTACATTACAGAGTATGTAGATGTATAAATATAACAAGAAAATAAAATTTTAATTATAAACAGGATTACAAATGGCAGATACAAAAGCAAGAAAACTCGCAAATATAATAGATACTTCAGGTAATATAGTATCTCCTAACGCCGGTTCAAATGCAAACACATTAGGTATAAAAGATCAAAACGGTGTAGATTTAGCACAAAAAGCTAGAGCTACAGTATCAGCAAATATAACTACAAATACTCTTGGCGGATCTCTGGCTAGTATAAACAGTGGTGTAAATTGTGCAACAGCTCTTGCTAATGGTTACAAAAATTCGGTTTACGGACCTGACGGTTCTTCACCAACATATGTGGATGCTAATGGCCAAACACAACCTCAACCTTATAGTATACCAGAACCTCCTAATGGAAACTGGTGGACTTGGGCAGGTTTAGGATTCACTGGCACACCAACATCAAATTGTCAAAATAATGGATCGTATGATGGTGCTGGTGGTAATACAAATAGTTTTCAAGCAACAGGAACTTTTGCTGATTTAGTATATGGTTCATACACAAGTGTGGATGAACTTGGTGGAACATATCAATACAGAACAGTAACTAACTGTAACTGTAGTTATGCTTATAACTGTAGAACAAATTGTAACTGCAACTGCGCTTGTGCGTGTGCGTGTTAATTAAAAGGATTAATTAAAAGGAAATAAAAATGGCATTAATATTAGCAAGTCATCTAAGTCCACTACCAATTTTAGAAGGTTATGATGATTCTCTGTTAGGAGTATTGCCTGAATATAGATCAGCTAAATCTTTATCTGACCAGATTATAGACAGACAGGTTGTAAAAGTTGAGCGAGATGGTAATAAAATTCTTTTAACATTTAATTACTCACATTTGTTAAATAAAACTTTTACTATAGATTCTTCTATTTTTAAATCAAAAGAAAGATTGAATGTTTACATGCAAAAAACAGGAAATTTTGTTGTTATTCCTCTTAATGATATACAATTTAGAGATCATGGTTTTCACAAACTTATAACTTTAAAAAATCTAGTAACAGGTATAGGTCCTGTTGCTGAAATATATTTTCACAATTCTGCTTCTGAAGGAGTTGTTGTAGTTAATGGTTTACCAGTATCTAATGAAACTTTTGATATAAAAAATAAATTTAGCAATTTTACAGATTATGTTATAACACATTTTCCAACGGTAGCTGAATTACAAGCTATTGACGCTGCTAAGTCTAAAGTTTTATATAACTTAAATAATATTAATAGTATTGTTGCTTTAGAACAACAAGTAGATTTATTAACAACATTAGTTTCTAATTTAATCAATAGTCAAGAACAACCTGCTTGGGCTGCTAATTTTTTAAGTAAAGTAGCAACAAGCAACGTAACTACTGTTAGAAGTGTTACTGATATTATTACAGATTTAGATTCTAATAAGAAAAAAATAAGATCTGAACAACAAAAATATTTTGATAGTAAATAATTAGGTTATTGACATTTCTTACGAAATGTGTTATATATAGATTATGACAAATGCGACTGAATATAATTTTCATTCTTGGAAAAATAAAAATAAACCTATAGAAGAATTAAAAATCGTAAAAAAGTACGATACTTCTGCTCCTCCTGAATACAAGTTACACTTACAGCAACCAAAAGGTTGGAGAATATTAACATATAAACCTCACACTTCAGAATTACTTGATGAAACTGGTCAGCCTTATAATCTTTCTTCAATAAATTCAACGTACAAACAAGGTCATTTCCATGAGTGGATTCCTAATTCGCCGACTAATCCTGGTAAAAAGAGTAATAAACCAGTAATAGTTAAAATACAAATGGGATTGAAGTGTAATTATTCTTGTAATTATTGCAATCAAGCAACACAGGTTCCTAATTCTTTTCAAGGCAATCCAAAAGAAGCTCAAGATTTTTTAGATAATTTAGATACGTGGTTTAAAGGTGATGGAAATAAAACTCGTTGGGAATTTTGGGGTGGCGAACCATTAGTTTACATTAAAGTATTAAGAGTATTAGCTGAAGGATTAAGAAAGAAATTTCCTAAAGCTGAGTTTAATATAATTTCAAATGCTTCTATGTTAACAGAAGAAATAGTTGATTGGATGGATAGTTTAGATGTTCAATTAGGTATTTCGCATGATGGAGAATCATATAAAATACAAAGAGGCGAAGATGTATTAGAAAAACCTGAAAGTTTAAAAGCAATTAAATATGCTTATAATAAGTTGTTTCCAAAAGGTAGAATAGGTTTTAATTGTGTTCTTACTACTAATAATTATAGTATGCACAAAGTAAGAGAATGGATAGCAGACAAAATGGGAATAAGTCCATTTAACGTTCCACTTTCATCAGAAGAAATAATGTTACCTTATGATGATTCTGGTATGATGTTATGTCCTACATCATTAATAGAACAACAAAAATTAAGAGAAACAATATTTACAGAGGCATTTAGTGGAAAGATATGGGGAGTTTCTACTATATTTGATAAGATAGATGATTTCTTCAAATCTATTACTACACAAAGACCATTTACAGTACTTGGTCAGAAATGTGGTATGGATAATCCTGATATTATTGCGGTTGATTTAAAAGGCAATTCCATGACTTGTCAAAACACAAATGCTAATTTAGAAAAACATAATATAGGTAAGATTTCAGATATCGAAGCAATAGAAATGAAATTGGTACATCATTTTAGAACTAGAGAGGAATGTGTTAGATGTCCTGTGGTTCAATTATGTAAAGGTGCTTGTTTATTTTTAGAAGGTAAATATTGGACAACTGCTTGTGATGTTTCGTATCATTACAATACGGCCATGTTTGCAGCTGCATTATTTAAATTAACTGGTGGTATTTTAAGATATATTGATGGAACTCCAAGGAGAGATACGCAAGAAGAAAGATTTGAAGTTATTTCCGAAGATTTAGTTAATGATGTAATTAAGGATCCAGCTAAATATTTTAATTATTAATATGGAACATCTATTTACAACGCCTGTAAAAATAGTAAAATTAAACTATGAGGAAATAAATCCTATTATCGGTAGAGCCCAATCTCTTAAATTTAAAAATAATTTTAATGAAAATTTACCTAAAGACGAAGCTAATAAAATAGAAAAAATATTTAATAATGAAGCAGAATCATATATGAAAGAATTAACAGGTAAACAAATTGGTCTAAAATTAAAACAAAGTTGGACAACAGCAACTTTAAAATATCAATTTCAAACACCACACGAACATTCTGGTAATACTGTAATAGGTGTTTATTATGTACACACTAATGAAAAGTCTGGTGATATATTATTACATGATCCTAGAGGAGCAAATTCTTTTATACCTTCATTTGAAGATGGTTTGAGTGGTAGAAGTTATCATAGAATTACACCAAAGGTTGGTGATTTACTTTTATTTCCTGCATATATTGTACATTCTGTGGAACCTAATTTAAGTGATGAAACTAGAATTAGTTTGGCCATGAATTTTGTATATAAAGACTTTGATCAATTCAGATAAGTAAAATAGTCGTTTTCTCTTGTTTTTTTTATTATAAATATAGTAATAAAACAGGTATAAAATGGCTACTCCATCAACAAGAGAAACATTAAAACAATACGCTTTAAGATCATTAGGTAAACCCGTTATAGAGATTAATGTGGATAATGATCAATTAGAAGATAGATTGGATGAGTCTCTACAATTCTATGCTCAACACCATTATGATGGTATTCGTAGAACATATCTTAAATATAAATTAACAGAAGAAGATAAGACAAGATTAAAGGCCTCTATACCTAGTACTGAAGTGGCCACTAAAAACGGAGTTTCTTCTACATGGTACGAAGCAAACAATTATATTGTGGTTCCTGAAACTGTCATTTCTGTTGTTAACATTTTACCTTTTTCTGATAAAGCAAATCTAAACATGTTTGACGTAAGATATCAATTACGTTTAAATGACCTTTATGACTTTGCTTCAACATCAATTATTAACTATGATATGGTGTTAAGACATTTAGATTTTTTAGATATGATTTTAGTTGGTATGAAACCATTAAGATTTCAACAACACGATAACAGATTATACATTGATATGGATTGGACTAACGATATGCAAGTAAATGAATACTTGGTTATAGAGTGTTATCGTAGATTAGATCCTAATACCTATACAGATGTTTACAACGATATTTGGTTAAAGAGATATGTAACGTCTCAATTTAAAAGACAGTGGGGATCCAATTTATCAAAATTTGGTGGAGTAACTATGTTAGGTGGAGTTACATTAAATGGTGCAAAAATATTTGATGAAGCTCAAACAGAAATAGATAAACTAGAAAAAGAAATAAGAGATTCTTACGAAATTGCACCAACATTTATGATAGGATAATGTATGGTTGTAATGAATCCATATTTTCAGTCCGGTAACGGCATAGGAAATTTTTCAGAACAAAGACTACACGAAGATTTAATAATAGAAGGTCTTAAAATTTACGGAAATTTAGTTTATTATATGCCAAGAACATTGGTTAATAAAGATATTATTCTTGGTGAGGACGTTGCAAGTAAATATAAAGGCGCATTTCCTTTGGAAGCTTATTTTGAAACTACGGAAGGTTTTTTAGGACAACAAGAAGTAATTAATAAATTTGGTTTAGAAATACGTGAAGATACTACGTTTATGATTTCTAAAAGAAGATTTGAAGAATTGGTAAGTTCTCGTACTACATTAATTGCACAAGGTAGACCTAACGAAGGCGATATAATTTATATGCCTTTAATGAACAGTTTTTTTGAAATATCATTTGTAGAAGATCAACAACCGTTTTTTGCATTAGGCAATCTTCCATGTTACAAACTTAGAGTAACTCGTTGGGAATATTCAAATGAACAATTAGATACAGGTGTTCAAGCAATTGATGATAAAGAAGCAGCCTTTACATTAAATCAATTAGATCATCATACATTATTAGAAGATAGTTCTGGTTCTTTATTATTAGAAAACGCTACTGTAAATAATGATGATGAATACTTCTTATATGAAGAAACACAAACAGGCGTTATTAATTCACCTTATGCTGACAATTTAGGGTTTGATACGGAATCTGGTTTTGGTACACCAACAACTTCAGATGATATATTAGATTTTAATGAATTAAATCCTTTTGGTAACCCAGGAATATATTAATGTTCGGAACATTTTTTTATAACGAAGGTCTTAGAAAATTAACAGTTGCTTTTGGTACTATCTTTAATGATATACAAGTTAAAAAGGCAGATGCTAACGGTAAATTGGTTCAAAGTATTACTGTGCCTTTGTCTTATGCACCTAAAGAAAAATTTATAGTTCGTTTGGATCAACAGAAGGATTTACAAGATAGAGAATTTGCAATTGTGTTGCCTCGTATGAGTTTTGAAATATCGGGTATTGCTTATGATGCAACTAGAAAACTATCCCGTGTTCAAAAATATAGAACAACAAAATCTACATCTTCTTCTTTAAACTATAATTATACTCCAGTTCCATATAATATAAGTTATACTTTAAACATATTTACGGCTACTGCTGAAAATGGATTACAAATTGTAGAACAAATATTACCATATTTTCAACCAGACTACACTGTTACGTTAAATTTATTGCCTGAATTGGATATTAAAAGAGATGTGCCTATAGTTTTAAATAGTGTAGCTTATGAGGATAGTTACACAGGAAATTTTGATCTAAGAAGAGCTGTAATATATACATTAAACTTTACCGCTAAAACTTATCTATTTGGTCCTGCTTCTACACAAAAAGTTATTCTTAAAACACAATCAGATGTATATGGTACTACAAATACAACAACCACTACAATAGACGAAAGAATTACCATAGTACCAAATCCAACAGATGCTAAGGCTGATGATGATTTTGGATTTACAACAACCATAGAAGGCCCAATCAATAAGTAAATATATAATAAATAGTATTATGACTAAACTTGATGATAAAGTAAATGAAATTTTAGGTATTCAACCTAAAGAAACGCCTACGTTAGAATCTATAATTAAAGTAGATAATCCTTCCGTACCTAGAATAGAAGATAAAAATAAACCAGATATAGATAATGATTATGATTATAGTAGAGAGAGTTATTATAATTTAATAGAAAAAGGTCAACAAGCAATTGAAGGTATTTTGGAAATTGCAAAAGAAGGACAACATCCAAGAGCTTACGAGGTTGTGGGTCAATTAATAACAAATGTGGCTCAAACAGTTGACAAATTGCAAGACTTACAAAAAAAATTAAAAGATTTAAAAACTGCTACAAAATCAGCATCACCTCAAATTAAAAATGCACTGTTTGTAGGTTCTACGGCTGAATTACAAAAAATGTTAAAGACAAAAATAGAACCTGAAAGTAAATAATGGCAGACGTTTATCTCGGTAATCCAAACCTAAAAAAAATCAATGTACCTGTAGAGTTTACACAAGAACAGATACAGGAGTTTGATAGTTGTTCTAAAGACCCTTTATATTTCATTCAAAACTATGTAAAAATTGTTTCTTTGGATGACGGTTTGATACCATTTAAAATGTACGACTTTCAAAAAGACATTATTGGAACAATGCACAATAATAGATTTACTATATGTAAGTTACCTAGACAGTCTGGTAAATCAACAATTATTGTAGCCTATCTTTTACATTATGCTTTATTTAATGCAAATTCTAACGTTGCTATACTTGCAAATAAATCATCAACTGCAAGAGATATACTGGGCCGTTTACAATTAGCGTATGAGAATATACCAAAGTTTTTGCAACAAGGAGTATTAAACTGGAATAAAGGTAGTATTGAATTAGAAAATGGTAGTAAGATTGTTGCTGCTGCCACATCTTCAAGTGCCGTTCGAGGAGGTTCTTATAACATCATATTCTTAGACGAGTTTGCTTTCGTACCTGCAACTATTGCCGAGCAATTCTTTAGTTCAGTGTTTCCTACTATATCATCTGGTAAAAATACTAAAATGATTATCGTATCTACGCCACACGGTATGAACATGTACTATAAGTTATGGACTGATGCTGTTAATAAACAAAACGATTATGTTCCTATAGAAGTGCATTGGTCAGAAGTTCCTGGTAGAGATGAGAAATGGAAAGAAAATACAATAAGAAATACAAGTCAAGAACAATTTAACCAGGAGTTTGAATGTGAATTTTTAGGTTCCATTGATACTCTTATATCATCTACTAAAATAAAAGTTATACCTTATGCACCACCTCTACAATCACAAGGTGGACTAGATGTATTTGAAAAACCTGATAAAAATAAAATGTATGTATGTACTGTTGATGTAGCCAGAGGTATGGGAAAAGATTTTTCTGCATTTATAATATTTGATGTTTCTCAAATGCCTTATAGAGTTGTGGCCAAATATCGTAACAATGAAATTAAACCTATGGTGTTTCCAAATGTTATACAACAAACATGTAAAGGTTATAACAACGCACATATTTTGGTTGAGGTAAATGATTTAGGTGGCCAAATATCTGACGCATTACAGTATGATTTAGAATATGATAATTTGTTAATGACAACTCAAAGAGGTAGAGCTGGTCAAGTATTGGGTTCTGGTTTTAGTGGTAGAGGAAGTCAATTAGGTATTCGTATGACTAAACAAATTAAGAAAGTTGGATGTTCTAATTTAAAAACAATTGTGGAATCTGATAAAATTATTATTAATGATTTTAATATTATAGAAGAAATGTCTACCTTTTCACGTCAAAATAATTCATGGAAAGCAGAAGAAGGATGTAATGACGATTTAATGACTTGTCTTATTATATTTGGTTGGTTGTCAAATCAGACATACTTTAAAGAATTAAGTAATTCGGATGTTCGTTCTAAGTTGTATGAAGAACAATCTAATATCATAGAACAAGATATGGCGCCATTTGGATTTATTGATGATGGCATTAATACACCAGAATCTCAACCTTTTAAAGATGAATATGGAGAAATATGGCATCCAGTTCATATAAGAAAAGGTGAGGATTTTCAATAAAGCGTCAAAAATACGTCTTTTATAAATAGATGTGCGTATGATAACTTTTGACTATGGGCGTATGAATAATACGAGTTTTGAATTATATATGTTAAAATTAGCTAATTAAATAAGGAGAAAAACCGAATGGCATTTCAAATATCACCAGGTGTTCTCGTACAAGAAAAAGACTTAACTAGAGTAATTCCAGCTGTATCAACTAGTGTTGGTGCTATTGCTATGGAATCTTCTAAAGGTCCGGTAGAAGAAATAGTAACAGTTGCAAGTGAATCAGAGTTAGTAAAATATTTTGGAAATCCAAATGATTCTAATTTTGAAGATTGGTTTGCTGCTGCTAGTTTTTTACAATACTCTAATGCTTTAAGAGTAGTACGAACATCTAACACAGGATTATTAAACGCTACTGCAAATGGCAGTGGATTATTAATAAAAAATTATAACGACCACAAAGAAAATTATTCTACAGGTCAAGCAGCAGTCGGTTACTTTGCTGCTAAAACAGCAGGTACATGGGGCAATACATTAGGAGTATATACATGTTCAACTGCTAATGGTTTCCAACAAGACGCAATTACTACAGTTAATGATGCTGCTACTGCTGTAGGAGATAAAAATATAGTGTTAACATCAGCATCTAATATTGCTGTAGGCGATGTACTAGAATTTTCTACTACTTCTGCTGGTACTGATTATGATGGTTACAAATATAATGTAACTTCTATTAGTACTAATACAGTTACAATAACTAGACAACACGGTGGCGATTATGGTTTAGAAAAAACTGTAACAAATGGCGCTAACGTAAGAAGAAGATGGAAGTATTACGATCAAGTAAACGGTACTCCAGGAACTTCACCTTATGCTGCTCAAAAAGGTGGTTCTAATGATGAGATACATGTTGTTGTGGTAGATGTTTTAGGATATCTTACTGGAACTGCAGGTTCAATTTTAGAATCTTATTCTAAATTATCAAAAGCATCTGACGCTAAAACTCCTCAAGGAGATAATAATTATTATGCTACTGTTATAAGTGATCATTCACAATACGTTTATTGGATGGATCATCTTACAAATCCAGGAAATTGGGGACAAACAGCGTTTAATAATGATTTTAATAGCGCAGCTGTGGCTAACTCTGCTAGTACATTATCTGGTGGTAGTTTAGGTTCAGCAGCAACTGTTGGTCAACATAAAACAGCATTAGAACTTTTCTTAGATAAAGAAACAGTTGATGTTGGTTTATTAATAGCTGGTCAAGTTACTTCATCTGTTGAAATAGATAACTTGATAACTGTTGCTGAGACTAGAAATGATTGTTTAGCGTTTGTATCTCCAAGAAGATCAGACGTTGTTAACATTGGTAATACTAATACTCAATTATCTAACGTATTAAGTTTCTATTCAACTATGAGATCATCATCTTTTGTGGTGGCTGATAGTGGATACAAATATATGTACGATAGATATGCTGATACGTACCGTTGGGTGCCTTTAAATGGTGATATCGCAGGCTTATGTGCTAGAACGGATCTAGTAGCAGATGCTTGGTATTCTCCAGCAGGTTACAACAGAGGTAATATTAGAGGTGCAGTTAAATTGGCGTTCAATCCAACACAAGATCAAAGAGATGACCTTTACAGATCAAGAATTAACCCAGTAGTTAATTTTCCTGGTCAAGGTGTGGTTCTTTTTGGTGATAAAACCGGCTTGACATCACCATCTGCATTTGATAGAATCAATGTTAGAAGATTGTTTATCATATTAGAAAAAGCAATATCTACAGCTGCCAAATTTCAGTTGTTTGAGTTCAATGACGAATTTACTAGAGCAAACTTTAGAAATATCGTTGAACCATTCTTACGAGAAGT